GAAGAGTTGCCTCCCCTGAATTTGTCTGTTGCGTATGCGACGTTACTCATGAGGCTTCTCCTGTTTCCGCTTGTTCTCTTCCAGCATTGCCCGGAGAGCCTCACACCCTTTACTACTCACGGAACGCAGAAAGTTAACGCGAGTATTGTTTTTATGAACTTCAGCCTGGTAAAACGGTTTACGCTTTGTCATAATTACTCCTGTATGTAGATCCAGTTAAACTTCATACATCAGGCCTCAAAACTGTTCCCGCAGTCTTGGGGCTTTTCTTTTGTCAGCATCCGGGCAACTTTCTTTGCCAGATCCGCCAACTCATCATCTTCAACACCCCATTCCAGAACAGCTAACAACATCGACATGCGAGGCAATAGCGACTCTTTCCATCGGGTGATTTGCGACTTATCCACTCCAATTGATTCAGCGATGTTTCCTGCGCCACGAATGGCTATCTTGCTCAATAACTTGCTTTCAATTGCGCGGGCTTTATTGCGGGTGGTTGTAGTGTCCATTTGTGATACTTCCTTTGAATTAGATAGATACGTGACATTGCGGTGAGCAAGTCACTTTGGGTTTGGCTCCCTGCATCAGGTAGCCGGTCAGATTGGTAAAGAGCGGTGAAACTTATGCTGCTTTGTTTCCTAACTTCCCGTAGAGCAACCAAGAAGGGTCACACTTTAGGACGATTGCGATCTCAAACAGAAAGCGAGGTCGTTTAGTTGCACCTGATTCAATCTGCTGAATCGACTGCTGCTTAATCCCGGCCTTTTCTGCCAGCTCAGCTTGAGTCAGATTTAGCTCTGAACGCTTTTGTTTGAGACGTTCTGAAATGGTTTCCATGTTGCCTCCTTGACAAACTATCTTGTATTTTACAGACAAGAAACCTTGTTTGTCAATTACAGCTTTTCTTGTGAACATTGGAGGGTGTTTAAAGGGGTGATAAATGAATATTGGCGAACGAGTTAAGATGAAAAGGCTGGAGATGGGCATGTCGCAGGAAGAATTAGCGGCTAAGTCTGGTACTACCCAGCAATCTATCGTTAATGTTGAGACTGGAAAAACAAAGTCACCACGTAACATTTTGGAGTTGGCCAAAGCTTTAAATGTCAGCCCTGAATACCTGAAAGATGGCGATGTTAGTAATAACGTTTCCTACATTGGAGTGAAGGAAAGAAAGGGACATTACCCCCTTGTGAGCTGGGTGAGTGCTGGCTGCTGGCTTGAGGCTGTTGAGCCTTACAGGAAAGATGAAATCGATTCATGGCCTGAAACAACTGTTGATGCGAGTGATGGTTCATTCTGGCTGCGAGTAAAGGGAGATTCCATGACGTCTCCTGTAGGATTCACCGTGCCGGAAGGAATGATTATTCTTGTCGATCCAGAGAAAGAAGCAATCAATGGAAATCTGGTAGTGGCCAAATTAGAAAACGAGAATGAAGCCACCTTCAAACAATATATGGTCGACGCTGGGCGCAAGTATTTAAAAGCACTTAACCCACACCATCCCCCAACAATAATTAACGGTAACTGCCGCATCGTTGGCGTTGTGGTTGACATAAAATGGGAACACTTGCCTTAGGTGGCAAGGACGTCATGTCCATTGACATAAACAGGATATTCACATGAAAAAGTTAATGCTCGGAATTACAGTTTTGTTGGCGGTTTTCCTCTCCGGGTGCGCTACTGATATGTCTGAACGTGCATCACATGTTCAAATCATCGATCAGACACAAGCAAACCAGTACCAATTTGTTGCCAACGTAACGGGAACCTCTTCTCTAACTGGTGTTAGTCGACAAACTGGATACCAAAATGCCATTAATGAGGCTTTGGATAAGGCAGCGGAAGCCGGGGCTAAGTATGTTGTTATAGATCCGAAAAGCTCCCCTTCTTACTGGGCAACCAGCCAAGTGGTTCGCGCTACAGCCTATAAAAATAAATAAAGACCGAAATACCACAGAGTAAAATGAACAATATCCCGGCCACCGAGCCGGGTTTTTATTGTCCTTTCCTTACCAGCTCCGCAGCTTTAACGAAAACCTCATCCTCTAGCCCATCACCCTTCTTACGCCCCAGCCTCACCAGTTCATCGACAATGCTATCTCTGTGTATTGTTTTCTGAGCCGACACCAGTCCGATCACTGCCGCCCCGATAGCCAACCCCACCAATCCTGTCTGCTCATTTTCGCTAATCACACTCACACCCCTGCTCAAATATCGACCATAACAACCTAGCACATAGCCTCTGGGATGGCATTTACAAAAATAAAAACCATTTAACTACAAGGAAATAGATATTTCACATGAAAATAAACAAGATTTATTGTTTACATACATACAAGGTATCTTGTATTGTTAGCTCCATCAGCAGGACGCTGAGTCAGTACGAAACGGAAGTTTGCTCTTTAACAACATGATTCCTACCTGATGCAGGTAGGCCGGAGTAAGTGCTTCGGGTAAGAGTTCGGTGGAGCTAATGCGTGGTGTGACACACGCAAGACTGAGAAGCCGATTAAGTGCAGAAATTGAAACAGGTTCTGCCTCTTACACCAAAGCACTTAACTGGAGATGAACATGAACGCTAAACAGCGCTACAACGCTCGTCGTGCAGCAGAACATCGCGAGAAGAAGCAATACGCAGGAAAGATTAACCGGGCATTTGCAAAGCTATCTGGTGAGGCTAGCCCAAAGGTGCAGCAAGCACTCCGCGCTCCTAACTGGAGAGAGCCTAAAGAAGTATCAGGTAGTGCTTGTTTGCCGCAGGTAGGATTATTCGCAGCGGGTCATCGTAAGTCAGAGAACATTACAGCGAGGTGAGGCGTGATTGAGCAGCTTAATTTTTACATGAACCAGGCTTCATCAGAATTAATTGAAAGTCGACGTGAATACATTGAGCGGGTCATCGTCGCAAAACTAAAGCGCGGCATTGAACAACAAAAAGCATGGTCTTCAGAGCTAAAAAACCAACATGATTCAATAGAGCTTATTACGGCTTATGAGTCTGGCCTGACATTTTTCACAGAAAGAGGTTTTAACAATGCCTAATCCAATAACTATTGGCTACTCCCCGCTCACCGGAAAAATTTATGCAGGCCGAAGTAAGCCAGCCAAAGGAATGGCTGAAGGTGTGAGAGTTTTCACAGCAGAAAAATTTGATGTGACCGCCGATGCAATCAGCCTGGTAGCTGAAAAACTATCGAAGGATGGGCAGCCGGTGAAATGGATTTTTAATGACGGGCGCGTCCTTACTCTCAGTGCTGTGATTACTGAGCCTGAAAAGACTGCATAGTCAAAGGTGGCATATGGATAGCGGAAACAAATTTCGATGTACCGGTAAATGGAACGATGAAAATTTTGATCGTGTAATTGAAGCGGAAGATGAAGGTGACGCGAGAGATCACTGGATGTTCTGGGCTTTCGTTGCTGGGGCGCGACTTGAGTCACTGGAAGTTACACCGGCTGCTTAGGCGGCCATTTTTATGCAGAAGGAGTGAGTGATGAGTAAAGAGACAGGTGGTCAGGCTTTCCCGCGCCAACAGTGGGAATACGACGGGCAAAACAACGTGCTCCAGTATCAGGAAGAAGGCTTGACTCTTCGTGATTATTTCGCAGCAAAAGCCATGCAATCAGTATCTCTGGCGTTAGACCTGAACGAGCAACACCTCATCGCTAATGCTGCCTACCAAATGGCAGACGCAATGCTCAAAGCCCGCGTCGAGTAACTTCCGCATCAGCTTTCACTGAGAGCTGATTCTGATTATGTCTCGCTTTCAAAAGGTATCCGGGGCCGATATTACCCGGCGTAACGGAGCGGAGGATTTATGTGAACCGCAACGCTGGCGAGCGAATACGCAACCATCGTTGTCCCTATTGCCGCTTAATTGCGGCATTTTTTTTAACTGGAGAAAAGTATGGATGAGAAAATTGAGTTTCCAGAAGGCTTCAGCCGGTTGATGTATGCGCTGACCAAAGAGGCTGCCCGCAGTAGTTTTCGTGAGTTTCTGGAGTCGTGGGAAATCACCAATTACGAAGAGATTAAGGATTTCCTGATTAAGCACGACATCAAGCCTTACGTCTGACATATGCCACCTTCGGGTGGTTTTTTATTGCGTCCATTCCTGAGCGCTATCCGCTGATGAATGAACACAAACCTAACAGGAGCACACCATGCAACAGTTCGCTATTGCAGGGGCGGCATCGGTTCGCCCTTTTAACGCCATCAAATCAATTGAGTTCGCCCGCTGCAATGTATTAACGGGTG